AGAGGTAGTCCCAGAAGCTGTAACAGGAGTAAAAGATGCAGTAGATGAGAATAGTAATCCTGTTTATCAAGATCTAGATTATAGTAAAGTGATTCCTGTCCTTACAGCAGCACTAAAAGAGGCAATAACAAAAATAGAACAATTAGAAACAAGAATACAAACACTAGAAAACAATGGTTAATTACACATGGAATTGCAAAACGGTGGACACATACCCAACACACGCAGGAGAGTCTGACGTAGTATACAATGTGCATTGGAGAGTAACAGGGATATCAGATCAAGTAGATTCAGATGGAAATCCTTACTCAAGTACTAACATAGGAACGCAGGTTTTAAACACTGAAGATTTATCTAACTTTACAGCTTTTGATACTGTAGTACACAGTGATGTTGTAGGATGGGTTAAAGAAGCCATGGGAGAAGAAGCTGTAGCTAATATTGAATCAGGTATTGAAAGTCAGATTGATAATTTAATTACACCTGTATCGGTTACATTAACAGTAGCAGATGATCCTGTAGCTGAAGAGTAATTTTTACATTGAACGTGTAATAATACAGAATATACGAAATCAAATTAAATTAAATAAAATATGTCAGACAAGATTGTTAAAAATCTAAGCTTTGGTGATGACGCTAAAGTTAAGGTATTTCAAGGTATAGATAAATTAACAAAAGCCGTCAGCTCTACTTTAGGTGCTGGTGGACAATGTGTGATTCTAGAGGATGGTAACGGTAGACCTGTTATAACCAAAGATGGCGTAACGGTTGCTGATTCAGTAACTCTATTAGATCCTGTAGAAAACATGGGTGCTACGCTTTTAAAAGAAGCTGCTAGAAAAACTGTAAAAGAAGCTGGAGACGGAACAACAACAGCTACAGTACTAGCTCACTCTATTTTAAACAAAGCTTACAAAGCATCTAAAAACAATAACGTTAGGATTATTAAAAACGGTATTGATTCAGGTGTTGATAAAGTAATAAAATACTTAGAAAGCAAAAGTATAGAAGTTAGCGGTGATATGTTAATGGACATAGCTACTATTAGTTGCAATAACGATAGAGAGTTAGGAAAAATAATAGGTGACGCTTTTAAAGCTGCCGGCGAAAATGGGGTTGTAGTAATGGAACCTACAGACACTGAAGACACTAGTTTTGAACTAGTAGATGGTGTCCAATACGAAAAAGGTATTACAAATTCTCATTTCGTTACTAGTAAAGAAAAAAGAGTTGCTGAGTTAGAAAATCCTTTAGTGTTATTAATAGAGTCACCAGTTGAGTCTATAAGACAAATACAGTCTGTGCTAGAATATGTTATATCTAACAACAAATCTTTACTTATTATAGGTGATTTAGATCCTAAGATTACATCGACTTTAGCTATGAATAAAGTTAAAGGTAATATCAAGGTAAATGTAATTGATGCTCCTACTTACGGAGTTAATAAAAAAGATATGTTATCTGATTTGTCAGTTTTAACTAACGCTACTATAATAAACGAAGACTTAGGTGATGACTTAGATATTATAAGTCCAAATTTACTAGGTCAATGTAAAAAGAGTATCACAAGTGATTATGAAACCATATTACAAGTAGATACTGAATCTGAAGAAGTTTTAGACTTAATAAAAGAAGTTAAAACTCAAATGGAAGAAGCTAAAGCTCCTGGCGATGTGATAAGATTGGAAAAAAGATTATCAAGACTATCAGGTAAAGTAGCTATAGTAAAAGTAGGTGCAAACTCTGAAATAGAGTTAAAAGAAAAGTCTGATAGAGTTGAAGACGCTATATGCGCAACTAAAGCAGCTATAAAAGAAGGTATTGTATCTGGTGGTGGTATCGCATTATTAGATGCATCGCTAAAAACTAAACCTAGTAACATAGGTGAAGAGATACTGCTAGAAGCTATTTTAGCGCCATTTAAGAAGATATTATCAAACGCAGGTGTTGACGTGAAGGTTTCTGAAAAAGAAGGTGTAGGATTTGATGTTATAACCGGAGAGATGGTTAATATGATTGAGAAAGGTATTATAGATCCTTTATTAGTTACGAAAAGCGCTTTAAAAAATGCTGCATCTGTTGCTACAACTATATTATCTACAGACTGTGTAATTAATAACTTAAGAGTTGGTGATGAAAGCAGTAGGTAATAATATATTAATCGAAAAGATTAAAGAAGAGGCTATATCAAAAACTAAAGGTGGTTTATTACTAACAAGTAGCCAAAAGCAAGATGTTAGGTATAAACAAGCTACAGTTGTAAATTGTGGTGATTTAGTTAAAGGTGTTAAGAGTGGTGATTCTATTTATTATGATATGCACGCAGGTCATAGAATAGAAATTGACAAACAAGTTTTTTATGTGATTACACTTAGAGATGTTGTTGTTGTTTTATGAGGCTAGAAGCTAGTGATATAAGAGATATTAATCTTTTAAAACATTATAGAATAATACGAAAGTGGGCTTGTAGAAATAACAACTTAAATGACGCCGACATAGAGCTTTTAATATATCTTGATTGTATGGATATGTTTACTAAGGAAGATTTTAAAACCGGTACATATTCTTACAGCTGGGACAACAGGAGATGGAATAGGTTGTTAAAGGAAGACTGGATAACAGTTTGGCGTAAGAGAAATAGAACAACTCAAAAGTACCATATATATAAAGTTTCTTTTAAAGGTAAGCAATTAATAAGTAGAATATACAGAATAATGTTAGGTCACGAAGATATACCTACAAGCACTAAAAGAAATAGTATTATGAAAGGTAATACATATACCGACAAGGTTTTAATTACCTCAATAAATAACGTTAACAAAGATAAAAATAGATAATTATGGAAAAACAAAATAATTCACCGCTAAATTTTTTAACACCTAGACTTATGGATAAGATTCGAGCTTTCAAAAGTAAAACAGTTGGATCGATGCCACAAGACATTTCTTCTGGAGGTATGATTTCTGCTGGTGTTCAAGCAGCTGGAGCACAAGCTCCTACTCCTGCTGATGCTACAATGGGTTCAGCTCCTGCTCCTGCAGCAATGGGTTCAGCTGATAATTCAAACCCTTTTGGAGGTAGAACTTTTACTATATCTCCAGCGCAAATGAGGAATGTTGAAAATGTTTTTGGTGACACAAGCGAAAGACAAGCTTCTGTAGGTCAAGGTGTGGAGCAAAGTAGTGAAAACTACGATGTTTACGGGGAAGAATCTCCTTTAATGAAAAAATCATGCGGAAGCTATAAAAAATAAAATTATGGAAAATATGAAACAAAAAGCGCAAGGACAAATAGGTGAAAATACTTTATGGGATGGGCCGTTAGATCAAAGCAATAGACCTCACGGTCAAGGCTCTAGTTCTGGATCAAAAGGTATGAAGTTGAAACAAATGAAGCCTTGTGGTTGTATTGTTGGTTGTAACTGTAACGAGTTGAAAGACCCTATCACTTCTAGAGCTAAAATGTAAGACTATGCCATATATACAACCAAGCAAAACTCCCTTGTTAAAAGTTGATAAGTCTAAAATGGCTTGCAACAAACCAAGAGCTGAAGTTAGTGGTGGTAAATCACATGTTGTAAAAGCTTGTGAGAATGGTAAAGAAAAAATAATTAGGTTTGGTCAAGCTGGTGTTAGTGGAGCTGGTAAGAAAAAAGATGCTAAATCTAAAGCTAGAAGAAAATCTTTTCAAGCTAGACACGCTAAGAATATAGCTAAAGGTAAAATGTCAGCCGCTTATTGGGCTAATAAAGTAAAATGGTAATATGAAATTTTCAAAACTAGGATATTTAAAAGGTAGCCCCGATGTAAACAAACCCCAAAACATTATACAAGGTAGCAAAATTACCATGAAAGGTGTTGAGTTTAAAGTTCTAGGTGTAGATGATAGAGGTTACGCTAAAGTGATGTACCCTGGGTATGACTATACTTTTCCAGGAGCAAAATATGTAATTGAAACACCTATAAAGTAATATGGCTTTTAAAATGAAGATGGGTAAGCTATCTATGGACAACACTCCTATATATGAGATAGATGAAGAGGAAGGTGTTTTAGGTAGAGCTAATAAAAATGGTTCTATAACTTTAAACAAAAACCTTCACTCACTAGAGAGAGAAGATGTTATAAGACACGAGAAAGTTCATTTGGATCAGATAAAGAGAGGTGATTTAGATTACGACGACAAGTATGTTTACTGGAAAGGTAAAAAATATCCAAGATCTAAAATGGATGAGGGTAATAAAAACCTTCCATGGGAGAAAGAAGCATATAAAGCTAATAAATTAAAAAAATACAAATAAAAAAATATGGCATTTAAACTAAGATCGAGCGAGGGCAGCGATAAAAGCCCAGCAAGACAGAATCTTGCAACATTGAAAAGTCAATACAGTTCTTACCAAGATGACGGTAGCGGAAATTACACTAGGACTTATGAGGCTGAAAATGAAAAAGTTCACAGAAACAGAAGTCAAGCTAAAGCAGTTGCTGCAGATTTGTATGGCAGAGCCTCAAGAGGCGAAGACTCTAGAGGATATGCTGGAGGTAACTCAGGTGGATTTCTTTCATCTAAAAAAACAATAGGTGGTACTAGTGCTAGAAGTACTAGACTTAACGATAACTACAACACACCTTCAGAAAAAGAAATATTTAAAACTTTAAATAAGTACGGTTCTGCTGAGATAGTTGATGGTGTTGTTAAAGGCAAAAACACACATACAGAAACCAAAACTATAAATGCAAAACAACACAAAAGGCTTGGGGAAAAAGTGGCTAGAGGTGAAAGGATAGTTTCTACCCGTACTTCAGCTAAAAACAAAAGAAAAAAAGAAAACGAGTTAAAAAGACAACAATTAGCCGCAAAAAAACAAGCTAAAATCAATAGTTATTTAGCTGCTAAAAACAAAAACAAATAAATATGAGCTCAAAATTTAAAATGACACCAGGTCGTGGACCAATGATGAAAACAGGTAGAGGTATACCTAGCTCTTTATGTTCTCCTGCTCAACAAAGAAAAGACGCTACTACAGGTAAAAAAGTTCCAGAAGGTGCAAAGTTTGGAGAAACATCAAAAACAACAGATGAGTACGGAGCCACTGTTTATACAACACCTTACTCTAAAGAAGGTAAATCAAAATCATACAAGCAATTTGCTGCTGAAGGTGGAGACGTTGCGGCAGCTAAAAAATGGAGAGAAAAAAATAAATCAATAAAAACACCTGATACAAAAGGAGTTGTTCAAAACAAATCTATAAACCCTGAAGGAGTTGGTGTTAATATTTCTGGAGCTAAAAACACTCCTAAAGCTAAAATTATACAACCAAAAAAGAGAACTCTTACACCTCCTAGCTCTACGAATTCTAGACGTAAAACAACTACAACTGGAAAAATAAAAAAAGCTGCTAGTAAAGTTTTTAAAAATGCTGTTGGTGGTAATCGAGTAAGTGGTAACAAAGCTGCGCAAAAAGGAGGCTGCTTTACTAATTAATAAATACATATAAAAATGGCTTATAATCAAAAACAAAACTCGGGTAGAGGCAATATGCCTAAAACAGGTAGAGGTATACCTTTAAATATGAAGTCACCAGTTTACCAAACAGACCCTGATCCAAAAATAGGTAAAGCAAAGGTAGGTGAAATACCTGGGCAGGAAGAGATACAAGAGAGATTCAAAGGTAAATACAAGGTGATTCCTAAAAAAGGAAAAATAAACGAGTATAGTTTAATTGATAAATCTGGTAATTCAGTTTCTTACAAACCTGGACGAAAAGTAAAAGACAAATCAATGACAGTGACTCAAGCTATAAACAAACAAATAGAAGACGAGAAAAAAGGTAAATAGTGAAAAAGATATTTCAATGGCTTACTGGCGGTGTTGTCAAAGAGATAGGTAACACCATCGATAAGTTAACTACTACAGAAGAAGAGAAACTGGAGATAAAAAAACAAATCCAAGAAATACTAGAAAAAGCAGATAGCGATGCTCAAGAGCAAGTTACTGAACGTTGGAAAGCTGATATGACTAGTGATAGCTTTTTATCTAAAAATATTAGACCTTTGGTTCTAGTGTTTTTAACGTTTGTTTTTACAGTTTTAGCTTTTTTTGACGGTAACATTGGAGGTTTTACAGTGGCCGGGCAATACGTGCCTATATTTCAATCTTTACTAATAACTGTATATAGTGCTTACTTTGTAGGTAGAACTTGGGAAAAATCAAAATCAAAAAACAAATAAATAAAAAAAATATGGGACAATACGCAAATCAACCAGATTTCGGAACTTCTGCTTCAAACGTAACAGCTAGCAATACTATAAGCTCAGCTACAAACTTAAACTCTTCAGCGTTATTCGTTGGAACCGGTGGAGATGTAACTGTTATATTATCAGGTGTTGTAGGATCTTCAGGGTCTGGGCTACCTACAGCTAGTGAAGCGGTTACTTTTAAAAATTTATCAAACGGTTGTTTTTTACCTGTTATAGTTGACTATGTGTTATCTACTGGTACAACAGCTACTGATATTATAGCTATAAAATAATATGGCTTTAGGTATAAAGTTAGGAGTAGACTGGTGTAAGTGCGGTGGAGATTCAGGGGTTGCTTGTAATGAAATAGCAACATCTGGAGGTGTAGGTATAACAGACGATACTATAACATTAGATCCAAATGGAGGAGTTATAACTATAATGTTTCAACCTATAGGTGTTCCTGATAAACTAGAAATATATCACGGAAACCCAGTAACAGGAACCAAAGTAGCTACATCAGGTATGACTACTGCTAATGCTGGTCCTTTTGATGACGTGTATGGAACTGTTTCTACCGGTAATGTAATACCAAATACAACTCAAATAAACTCTGTAGATCAATTTATAGGATCAAATAAAGGATCTGTTCCAACTAGAACTGTAGATTACACAAATGAAACTGGTATTGCTAATCCTTTAGTTTCTCCATACCAGCAATTAGTATGGTGGGTTTACACAGCTGATGATTATCAAAACGGAGGTTTTGTAAATATTAGGGTAACAGGACCTAGTGGAACAGTGTGGAATTATCAAAGACATTGCGAATAGTGTAAACTATGTAAAAACAAGTGACTATATAAACAAATGAAAACAATTAAACTAAATCAAATGAGTAACAAGATCACAGAAAAAGAATTAGAACAATTAGTAACTTTAAAAAACAAGCAAGATCAAGCTGTGTTTCAGGTTGGAGCTTTAGAGTCTCAAAAACATATGGTACTACATGCGTTAGCTGATGTAAACCAGGAAGTTGAAGAGAACAAAAAGTCTTTAGAAGAAAAGTACGGCAAGGTTAGCATTAATCTACAGGACGGTACTTATGAGGAGATCGTAGAAGAAGCTGAAGAAGTTAAAGCTTAATAAAATGTCTACTGTTATAAGAAAAATAAGCATAGGTACGGATTACAAAAACGAAGCTATGCATTACTCTGTCAACCAAAATGTTTATGGTGGACACGAAATATGTAGTATACTTTATAACGAATCTGACCGCTCTTATAACATATACATTAAGAAAAACAACGAGGTTATGCCATGGAAGAAGTTTAATTCTAACATGGCAATATCCGTTGAATATGATTTAGAGTATTAATGAGAGGCGTTTTTGATTTTATAGTGGAGCCAGTTAGTGGCAGGTACGACAATGAAGTTGAAATTGGTGATAAAAAACTAATAACAAACTCTAACATAGAGAACTTCAAGTTTATTAGTAGAGAAGCTAAAGTAATATCTACACCAACAGCTTTTAACTCTCCTATAAAAAAAGGTGATACAGTTATAATACATCATAATGTATTTAGAAGATATTACAATCAGAAAGGTAAAGCTGTAGATAGTAGCAAGTTGTTTAAAGATAACACATACTTTTGTCAGCCAGATCAAATTTATCTATATAAAAGAAAAGATAAATGGAAAGCTTTAGGTAATAGGTGTTTTATAATGCCTATAAAAAATACTGATCCATTCTCGCTAGATAAAGAGCAAAAATGTGTTGGTATATTAAAAATCGGTAATAGTTCGTTAGAAGAGCTAGAAATAACCGAGGGAGACTTAGTTAGCTATAAACAAAACAGAGAATTTGAGTTTGTTGTAGATAACATGAGAGTTTACTGTATGGAATCAAATGATATTTTATTAAAGCATGAATATAAAGGAAACGAAGAAGAGTATAATCCAAGCTGGGCAAAAAGCAGTTGAGGAACTTATAAAAGTAGCTAAAGAAGCTATCGTAGACTCTGATGATGATATAAGCGCTGACAGATTAAAAAACGCAGCAGCTACCAAGAAGTTAGCTATATTCGATGCTTTTGAAATATTAAGCCGTATAGAGGAAGAAGAAAATTTATTAAAAGAAAAACCTAAAGATACTGAGAATAAAAAAGTGTTTAAAGGTTTTGCTGAAGGAAGATCTAAGTAATGTATAAGCAAACACTTGTAAAAACAATAAAAGATCACATAAAGCCTTCTGTATTAAAAAGAAACAATAGGTATAAAAAGTGGGAGAGAGGTTATAACGCTGAACACGATATAGTTATAATAAGTGGTGATGGAACTATAGGTGAGATTATAGAAATACAAAACCTAAAAATAGCTCTACCGAAAGAACCTAAAGAAGTTTACAAGTGCTCTGATATAGAAGAAGAGCAAGTGTGGAAGAAAATAGATTACCCAAAAGAATTAACTAGAATAAAAAGCGTATTTGATTGGAATAAGTATGATTCAGATTTCAAAGAAACTTGGTACGATTATATAGATGAAGAGTTTAATAGACGTGAGCAAGGTTTTTGGTTTAAGAATAACGGTAAATCTACTTATATAACTGGTACACATTACATGTATCTACAATGGTCAAAGATTGATGTAGGTTCAGCTGATTATAGAGAGTCAAATAGATTGTTCTTTATTTTTTGGGAAGCTTGTAAAGCTGATAATAGATGCTACGGTATGTGTTATTTAAAAAATAGACGTTCTGGTTTTAGTTTTATGTCTTCTGCTGAGTTAGTTAATCAAGCTACAATGTCTTCTGATGCTAGGTTTGGTATATTGTCTAAGTCTGGAGCTGATGCTAAAAAAATGTTTACAGATAAAGTTGTACCCATAAGTATAAATTATCCTTTTTTCTTTAGACCTATACAAGACGGTATGGATAGACCTAAAACAGAATTAGCTTATAGGGTTCCAGCTTCTAAACTTACGAGGAAAAAGTTAAACGACGGTGTAGATGAAATTGAATTAGATGGTTTAGATACAACTATTGACTGGAAAAATACAGGAGATAACTCTTATGATGGTGAAAAGCTAAAATTATTAGCTCACGATGAAAGTGGTAAATGGGAGAGACCTGATAATATATTAAATAACTGGCGAGTTACAAAAACGTGTTTAAGATTAGGTAGTAAAATCGTTGGTAAGTGTATGATGGGTTCAACGTCAAACGCTTTAGATAAAGGTGGTAAAAACTTTAAAAAACTATACTATGCATCAGACGTCACAGAAAGAAACCGCAATGGTCAGACTAGCTCGGGATTATATAGTTTGTTCATACCTATGGAATGGAATTACGAAGGATTCATTGATCGTTATGGATTACCTGTATTCGATAAACCAAAAAAGGAAGTTTTAGATTCTAACGGTGATATTATAGACCAAGGTGTTATTGATCACTGGGACAATGAGGTTGAAGGTTTAAAAAACGATCAAGATGGTTTAAATGAATACTATCGTCAATTTCCAAGAACAGAGAAACACGCTTTTAGAGACGAAGCTAAATTGTCTTTGTTTAACTTAACAAAGATATACGAACAAATAGATTACAATGAAGATCTAAATAACCAAAAAGAAGTTACTAAAGGTAGTTTTCAATGGGTTAATGGAGTTAAAGACACTAGAGTGCAGTTTGTACCGAACAACGATGGAAGATTTTTAGTTAGTTGGATTCCTAAAGCTGAATTACAGAATAAGGTTATAATTAAAAACGGTATTAAATATCCAGGCAATGAGCACGTAGGAGCTTTTGGTTGTGACAGCTACGATATATCTGGTACTGTAGACAATAGAGGTTCTAAAGGATCTTTACATGGTTTAACAAAGTTTAGTATGGAAGACGCTCCGGCTAATATGTTTTTTTTAGAGTATATAGCTAGACCGCAAACAGCTGAGATATTCTTTGAAGACATTTTAATGGCTTGCATTTTTTACGGAATGCCAATATTAGCGGAAAACAATAAACCTAGACTATTGTACCATTTCAAAAGAAGAGGTTATAGAGGGTTCTCAATAAATAGACCAGATAAAATATATTCAAAATTATCTGTAACAGAGAAAGAAATTGGTGGTATACCAAACTCTAGTGAGGATATTAAGCAAGCTCACGCCGCGGCCATAGAATCTTATATAAATGATTTTGTAGGTGCTACAGAAAGAGGTTATGGTGATATGTATTTTCAAAGAACTTTAGAAGATTGGTCTAGATTTGACATAAACAACAGAACAAAGTTTGATGCAACTATAAGTTCTGGTTTAGCTATAATGGCTTGTAACAAAAATAAATACACACCAGTATATAAACAAGAAAAAAATAAACCTACTTTAAAGTTTAATAAATACGACAATAAAGGATATACTTCAAAAATAATACAATAAATGATTTATAAAAGTGTAAATAGTTCTTTCCCAAGTCAGGTTGTACCTGATGTAGAAAAGCAAAGTTATGATTACGGTTACGAAGTAGGTAGAGCTATAGAAAACGAATGGTTTAGCGGCGATAGAGGCGCTGGAGCAGGTGGTAGATTTGGTAATAACTGGCAAAACTTTCATAGATTACGTTTATACGCAAGAGGAGAGCAATCTGTTCAAAAATATAAAGATGAATTATCTGTTAATGGTGATTTGTCTTATTTAAATTTAGACTGGCAACCAGTTGCTGTTTTATCTAAGTTTGTTGATATTGTTGTTAACGGTATGGTCGATAAAGGCTATGAGATTAAGTCTTATGCTACAGATCCTTACGCTTTAGAACAAAGAACTAAATACGCTGAAGGTTTAGCTGAAGACGCTTTCGCTAGTGATCTAATGGCTCAAGCTAAAGAAGTTACTGGGCAAGAGTTTAAAAGAACAAATATATCTGACGTTGAACTTCCAAAAAACCCAGAAGAGTTAGAGCTGCACATGCAGTTAAATTATAAGCAAGCTGTTGAGATAGCTGAAGAGGAGGTAATAAATAACATATTAGACTTTAACAAATACCCAGAAGTAAAAAAGAGAGTTGCTCAAGATTTAACTATATTAGGTATTGGAGCTGTTAAAACAGATTTTAATTTATCAGAAGGTGTTACTGTTAAGTATGTTGATCCTGCTAATTTAGTTTATTCTTACACAGAAGACCCAAACTTTGAAGATATATATTATGTTGGTGAAGTAAAAAGTGTTTCTTTACAAGAGCTAAAAAAACAGTTCTCTGATCTAACTGATGAAGATTTAAAAGAAATAGAAAAAACATCACCAGTATCTAGTTACACTAGACAGTACAATGGTCAAGACAATAACTACGACAATGTTCAAGTCTTATACTTTGAATACAAAACGTATTCTAATCAAGTTTTTAAAATAAAAAGAACAGATCAAGGTTTAGAAAAAGCTTTAGAAAAACCAGATACTTTTAACCCACCAGAAAATGATAACTTTGAAACAGTTTCTAGATCTATAGAGGTTTTATATAGTGGAGCAAAAATACTAGGTCAAGACAAAATGCTTAAATGGGAACTAGCTGAAAATATGACTAGACCTTATAGTGATCAAACTAGAGTAGATATGAATTATTCTATATCTGCACCTAGAATGTATAAAGGTCGTATAGATAGTTTAGTTAGTAAATGTGTTGGTTTTGCTGATATGATTCAAATAACGCATTTAAAAATACAGCAAGTATTATCTAAAATGGTGCCTGATGGGGTTTTTGTTGATGTTGACGGTTTAGCTGAGGTTGACTTAGGTAATGGAACATCGTACAATCCTCAAGAGGCTTTGAATATGTATTTTCAAACTGGTAGTATTGTTGGTAGATCTTTAACTCAAGACGGAGATGTTAACCGTGGTAAAGTACCTATTCAAGAATTAAACTCATCTTCTGGTATAAGTAAAATACAAGCATTAACACAAACTTATCAATACTATTTACAAATGATAAGAGACGTTACAGGCTTAAATGAGGCTAGAGATGGTAGTATGCCATCTAAAGACTCGTTAGTAGGTTTACAGAAATTAGCAGCTGCAAACTCTAACGTTGCTACAAAACACATATTACAGTCTTTAATGTACATAACTGTTAGAACATGTGAGAATATAAGTCTAAGGGTTGCTGATATGTTAAACTTCCCTTTAACTAAAAATGCTCTTATGAACGCTATTAGTTTTTCTAATGCTAATACTTTAGAGCAGATGAAGTTTTTAAACATGCACGAGTTTGGTATATTTTTAGAACTAGAACCTGAAGAGGAAGACAAACAATCTTTAGAGCAAAACATACAGATAGCACTTCAAAGTGGTGGTATAGATTTAGATGACGCTATAGATTTGAGAAACATATCTAATCTTAAATTAGCTAATCAACTATTGAAGCAGAAAAAGAAAAGAAAACAAAAAGAAGCACAACAGGCTCAACAAGCAAATATACAGGCTCAAGCTCAAGCAAATGCTGAGAATGCTGAAAAAGCTGCTTTAGCAGAACTTCAAAAACAACAAGCCTTAGCTCAAACAGAGTTACAAATAGAGCAAGGTAAATCTCAGTTCAAGATACAACAAATGCAACAAGAAGCTGAGATTAAAAAACAACTTATGGCTGAAGAGTTTAATTATCAAATGCAGCTAGCTAAAATAAAAGCTGAGGCTGAGAAAAATAAGCTGGATAGTATTGAAGATAGAAAAGACGAAAGAACAAAAATACAAGCCACTCAGCAGTCAGAGTTGATAAACCAAAGACAAACTGACTCTTTACCAAAGAATTTTGAATCATCAGGTAATGATGTTCTAGGTAGTTTTGGTTTAGGGTCTTTTGAGCCAAGATAAAAAAACAAATTATTTAATTATATTATATTATGTCAGAAGTGAAACAAGAAGGAGACTTTAAAATAAAGTCTAAACCTAAAAAACCTAAAAACTTAGGTCAAGAAAACAGTGTTACTAAGGTAGATATACCAAAAATAGACGCAGAATCTCAAGGAGAAATTATCCCAGACGTTGTCAAAGTTGATTTAACCGAAAACCAAACAACAAGCGAAAATGTTACAGAAGAAGTTATAGAAGACAGTTCTTCTGAAGAATCTTTAAACGTTATACAAGAAATAGTTGAAGATGAAATAAAGGAAGACGTCGAAAACTTAGAAGAACAATTTGACAACGCTTTAACTAACAACGAAAAAACAGGTGCTAAACTACCTGAAAATATAGAGAAGTTAGTTGCATTTATGGAAGAAACAGGTGGAAACATAAATGATTACGTTAGATTAAACACCGATTACTCTAACATAGATAACAATACTTTATTGAGAGAGTATTACAAAAAAACAAAACCACACTTAGATAGTGAGGATATAAATATAATCATGGAAGATTTTTCGTACGACGAAGAATTAGATGATGAAAGAGATATACGTAAAACAAAAATAGCGTATAAAGAAGAGGTTGCAAAAGCTAGAAACTTTTTAGAGGAAACCAAGAGTAAATACTACGACGAAATCAAGTTGAGACCCGGCGTAACTCAGGACCAACAAAAAGCTATGGACTTTTTTAACCGATACAAAGAAGATCAAGAAGCTGCTAAACAAAAGCACAGCAAATTTGTACAAGAAACTAACAATTTATTAAACGACAATTTCAAAGGTTTTGATTTCAATGTCGGAGAAAAGAAGTTTAGATACGGTATAAAAAACGCTAAAAGTGTGGCTGAAGCTCAATCTGATATTTCTAATTTTATAGGGAAGTTCCTTGGTAAAGACGGAAGTATTGAAGACGCTAAAGGTTACCACAAAGCTTTATATGCAGCGCGAAATGCTGACACTATAGCACAACATTTTTACGAGCAAGGTAAAGCTGATGCAGTAAAAGACGTTGTGGCTAAATCAAAAAACATAAGTACTGAACCTAGGCAAAACGCTAGCGGTAATGTATTTATTAACGGTTTAAAAGTAAAAGCAATTAGCGGTCTTGACTCTTCAAAACTAAAGATAAAAACAAAAAAATTTAACTAAAAAACTTTAAATTATGGCTTTAAGTCCTGCTTTCGGTTCAATTAAACCGAGTCAAAAACAACAAATTTTAGAATCTAACTTCTTATCATTTAACGGTGGTTCAGGAGCTGGAGATTCAAACACATTCGCACAACAGTATTTACCAGAGATCTACGAACAAGAAGTAGAGCGTTATGGAAACAGAACTTTATCTGGATTCTTACGTATGGTTGGTGCTGAGATGCCAATGACTTCTGATCAAGTAATTTGGTCTGAACAAAACAGATTACACGTTGCTTACAACGATGTAGCTAACGACGGAACTAACACTTTAACTTTTACGGTTGGTGGTTCTGGAGATGCATTTGTAGAAAACGTAATTTCTAAAAACCAAACTGTTGTGATCTTAGATCCAGCTGGTCTAGAATTAAAAGCTTTAGTAACTGAATCTTCTCAGACTGGTTCTACTGCTACTATCGAGGTTGCTCCTTATACTGCTGCTAACACTGGTGCTTTAGCTGCTACAGGATTAAAAATCTTTGTATACGGTTCTGAATATGGAAAAGGATCTAGCATTGCTAACTCTACTGGAGCTACTGATGTAAACGGTTACAAATCTATCACTCCTTCTTTTACTCAACACTCTAACTCTCCTATCATTATCAGAAATAAATATGTAGTTTCTGGATCTGATATGGCTCAGATTGGATGGGTTGAAGTAGCTACTGAAGATGGTGCTTCTGGATATTTATGGTATTTAAAAGCTGAGTCTGAAACTAGATTACGTTTTGAAGACTACTTGGAAATGTCTGTAGTTGAAGGTGAAAAAGCTGCTGCTTCTTCTGGTGCTGAAGCTGCTGGAGTAAAAGGTACTCAAGGTTTATTTGCTGCTATCAAAGATAGAGGTAATGTAAATGTTGGTTTTACTGCTGCAACTGGATTAGCTGCTTTTGATGAGATCTTGAAAAACTTAGATACTCAAGGAGCTATTGAAGAGAACATGTTATTCTTAAACAGACAAACTGCTTTAGATTTTGATGACATGCTATCTGACATCTCTTCTGGAAACAACGGAGGTACTGCTTATGGATTATTTGAAAATTCAGAAGATATGGCATTAAACTTAGGATTCTCAGGATTCAGAAGAGGTTCTTACGACTTCTACAAGACTGACTGGAAATACTTAAACGACGCATCTACTCGTGGAGCAATTCAAGGAGCTGTTGCAAGTGTTGAAGGTGTATTAATTCCTGCTGGAACTTCTACAGTTTATGACCAAATCTTAGGAACTAACATCAGACGTCCTTTCTTACACGTAAGATATAGAGCTTCTCAAGCTGATGATAGAAGAATGAAAACTTGGTTAACTGGTTCTGCTGGTGGAGCTTTCACTTCTGACTTAGATGCAATGGAAGTAAACTTCTTATCTGAAAGATGTTTATGTGTACAAGGCGCTAACAACTTTGTATTATTCCAAGGAGTATAACTCACATGTAATACTTACCCTCGTTGAACTGACGGGGGTAAATATTACCCTTATTAAACTATTAAATTTTATTATATTATGGCTAAACAAGCTACAGCAAAAAAAGCTGAGGTTGCTCCTCAGAAACCAACTGTTCAAGAAAACAAAACAGTTCAAAAACAACAAGTGAAACCATCTTGGGAAATAAAAGATAGAACATATATTTTAACTAGAGGCATTAGCCCATTAACATATACAATACCATCTAGACATACATCAAAGCATGCTTTATTGTATTTTGATAAAGAGTCTGGTGAACAAAAAGAAATTAGATATGCGACTAACCAGTCATCTCCATTTAAAAAAGAACAAGAAGGAGAAGCTACGTTAGGTCACATAATTTTTAGTAATGGTACATTAATGGTACCTAAAGAAAAACAAAACTTACAAAAGTTATTATCTCTATATCATCCACTAAAAAACAGAATATACGCAGAGTTTAGTCCTGTTGAAGTTGCTGAAGATGAATTAGATATATTAGACTTACAAATAGATGCTATGACAGCGGCAAGATCGATAGATATAGACCACGCTGAAGCAATAATGAGAGTAGAACACGGTTCCTCAGTTAATTCTATGAGCTCTAAGGAGATTAAAAGAGATTTATTATTATTCGCTAGGAATAATCCTAGTATGTTCTTAGAGTTAGCGAATGATGAAAATGTACAATTAAGAAACTTTGCTGTTAAAGCAGCTGAAGCTGGAATAATTAAACTATCTCAAGATCAAAGAACCTTCTCATGGGGATCAAATGGTAGAAAATTAATGAATGTACCTTTTGATGAAAATCCTTACTCTGCATTTGCAGCCTTCTTAAAAACAGATGAAGGTGTTGAAATTTATAGATCTATAGAGAAAAATTTATAAAAACAAGTAATACTAATTATAGCTGGTGGCAAAAAGTGTCACCGGCTATTTTAAAAACAAAAAAATGGCAATTAACATAGACTCAGTATACAAGAGCGTTCTAGTTATACTAGAGCAGGAAAAAAGAGGTGTTTTAACACCTACTGAATTTAACAAAATAGCTGCTCAGGCACAGCAAGAAATTTTTACTCAGTACTTTGACGAGTTGAATCAACTGTTAAGAATGCCACAAACTTCTTTAGCTTATGCTGATAGAATGGCTTTGTTAGATGAAAAAATATCTTTATTTAAAAGAGAGGAATCTATACCTTTAACAAGTGGTAAGGCAACACTACCTACTCAGGTTCAAGAGCTTGGGTCTGTTGTTTACAAAGACAGAGAGGTTCAAAGAATACAAAAACACGAGCTATATACCACCAATCAATCACCACTGACTGCTCCAACAGAGTATTATCCAGTGTATATATACGAGAATAAAGTGGTGACTATATATCCAACTACAGTTACAGGAGATATTAATGTAAATTATCTTAAGTACCCTAGCGACCCTAAATGGGGTTTTACTATAGATCCAAATCTAGGCAACTATGTGTACAATAGTATAAGTTCTGTTGATTTCGAGTTACACCAATCAGATCAACCATTATTGATAGACAAGGTGTTAGGTTATGCGGGTGTTATGACTAAAGATCAATTATCTTTATCTATAGCTTCGCAAAAAGAACAACAAATTAACGCTGACGGGCAAAAATAATAAAAGATGGCAGATACAAGTATAACAAACGCTTTTATATCTCTAAATGATATAATAAATAACTTTATAATCTCATACACTGGACCTGGTAAATTAATACCTGACTCTAAAAGAACCGAAGTTGTATTTCACGCTAGAAGATCTCTCCAAGAGTTTTCTTATGAAACATTAAAAGGTCAATTTCTAATAGAAGAGCCTACAGCTCCAGCTACATACCCTTTACCAAAAGATTACGTAGCTATGGTAACGGTTCAAGCTAACAGTGTGGAATTTACTGAGTCATCTGTGAATCCTCCTGCTCAAGATGAATATTTTATTGATTATACAAATAAGCAAATCATATTAAACAGTGGTAACGTTGGCAATGTTTATTTCAAAGTTAAGTACTTATCAAACGCTTTAACTACAGATGAATCTGCTGCTATTCCAAAATTAGCAGAAGAAGCTTTGTATTCTTGTATTGTTTATGCAATACTTGCTAATAGAGAGAAAACAAACCCAGGTTTACTACAAAGATTATTAATAGAAAAGACAGATAAATTAGAAAAAGCAAAATCAAGACTAGTTTTCACTAATTTTTCTTCTTAATAAAAAACAAGGAAAATTATGGCTATAAATGTCGATACTGTATATAAAACAGTTTTACTAATATTAAACAAAGAACAGCGTGGCTATATGACACCTGATGAGTTTAATAAAACAGCTACACAAGTACAGCTTGATATTTTTGAGCAATACTTTGATGACTTAAACCAACAGCTTAGAGTAGGTCAAACAAGTGCAAGTTATGCTGATAGGGTTGTAGACGTTGATGAGAAAATAGCTGTTTTCAAGGTTAGAGGTAGTTGCATTAGTTTAGGTAATGGAGTTTTTAAATTACCTGTATCTTACAACGGAACTTCTACAAATGGGACGGCTGTTTACAAATTAGGTGTTGTAACTTACAATAACCCTGATATAGGAGAAAATGTCGAGATAGAGAGATTAACTTCTAAACAATTCTATGAAAACCAAAGATCAGATTTAACTAGATCTTCTAAAAACTTTCCTACCTACGTCTACGAAAACGAGACTGAAACAAATAGAAAAACGATAACAGTTAGTCCTTCAACTATATCAAGTGGTGTAGTCGCTGATTTTATTAGAAAACCTAACGATGTTGTTTGGAACTATTCTGTCGGTAGTCTTGGTCAATACGTTTATAATAGCTCTGGCTCTAAACAGATAGAGTTACACCCATCAGAACAAGTTAATGTTATTTTAAAAATACTTTTATATTCTGGTATAATAGTTAGAGACCCTCAAATAGTTCAAGCAGCAGCTTCTGAGATACAGCAAAATGAAATAAACCAAAAAAGCTAGTAAATGTCATTAATAAAAGAAAACAATAGACAGTACTATGAAGGTGCTCAAGGATTTAGAGGTGATGGCAATACCACGTCTTTTACAACAACATTTAACACTGATTTAATATGGTACAGCTCTGATCCAAATAGTGCTAAATACGCAAGCAACAACTTTAAGTTATATACTAGTGCCACTGGTTTACCAGGTGATTGGACTGAAATGACTTATAATTATACGGTTGTTGGTAACACCATAAATTTTACAACAACTCCTCCCGCTGACGGTTTTTACATAATAGTACAGTTAAAAAAGATAGATGGTGGTAATTATGGTTCTACTTTTAATGATAAAGCTTACGGAGAAGCTGTAGAAAAAAACTATGGATCATACGCTTACACGAAACTTAATGATATTATAAACAACTTTATAGTTGCTTACGTTGGCGATGGAAAATTAATAACTAGTGCAAAAAGAACTGATGTTGTTTTTCATGCTAAAAGAGCTATGCAAGAGTTTAGCTACGACACTTTAAAAAGCGTAAACTCTCAAGAATTAACAATACCTAATAGTTTAAGCGTTATAATACCTCAAGATTACGTTAACTATGTAAACCTGTATTGGATTGATGGTCAAGGTGTTAAACATGTAATAATGCCTACAAATTTAACAACAAACCCTTACGAAAACCCATTACAAGACAATAAAGGTATACCTATACAAGATAATGATGGTGATAACATCGATGGAACTTCTATAACGGAAGAAAGATGGGCTGAGAACAACTTAAAAAATAGAAAGGACTATATAGACAACACTGAGTTTAGCTGGGATTATTATTACGGTGAAAATTCTTACGGAGCTGGTCAACTGTATGGTTTAGATCCTCAAAACGCAAATGTTAACGGTTACTTTACTATAAATGAAAGAGAAGGTAAGTTTTCTTTTTCTTCGGATCTAGTTGGAAAAATAATAATATTAGAGTACATATCTGATGGTTTATCTACTGATGAAGACACTAGAGTACCTAAACTAGCAGAAGAAGCTATGTATGCTTATATAAGCCACGCTATTATAGCGTCTAGAATTGATCAACCTGAGTACATTGTAAATAGACTCAAAAGAGAGAAAAGTGCTAAACTTAGAAACACCAAGATAAGATTATCTAATCTTAAGCTTAATGAAATAGTTCAAGTTTTAAGAGGTAAGTCTAAATGGATAAAACACTAAAATTAAATGGCTGAAATTAAAAATGCGTTTATAAAATCCAAGATGAACAAAGATCTTGACGCTAGACTTTTACCGTCTGGAGAATATAGAGATGCTGTAAATATATCTATTAGTAAATCTGAAGGTGCTGATGTAGGTGCTGTAGAAAACATAAAAGGTAATGAAAATGTTTTAGGAAATAACAAGATAGAAGACATTGACGATCTTGATGTTATAGGTTATTTTATGGATGAAAAAAATAACTACATATATATATTTTCAACAGACTCAAATGTTGCTGCAAACGAAAAAGTTTCTATAGATGCAAATTGTTTTATACATAGATTTGATGCAAATAATAATAGCAGTCAAAAAATAGTTGAAGGCTCTTTTTTAAATTTCAGCAAAACAAGTTTTATGACAGGTGTAAACCTACTTGAAAACCTATTGTTTTTCACAGATAATAGAAACCAACCAAGAGTCATAGATGTTGATAAAGCAAGTACAGATTTAAATTATTATTCTAAAGAAACAGATATTTCTGTAGCTAAAATAGCTCCTTATAAACCTATAAGTATTTTAGATAGAGAATATGTAACTGTAGCAGCTAACGTTGTAGATACTGATACGTTTACTGTAAATGAAACAGAAAAAGTTATCAAAGTTGGTGATTTTGTAAGCAGTGGACAAAACTCTTTAGGTATAGTTGTTTCATATGTGTCTCCAACGGTTGTTGTTGACAATAATGTAACTTTAAACAGTGGAGATGAAGTGGTTTTTTCAAGGTCTGGAATGGTTAATAAAACTCAAGAGCTTTTGCCAGGTGGTATACAAAATCCAAACTATGATGAGCAATGGGAAGGTGATACAGACTTTATTGAAGATAAATTCATTAGATTTGCTTACAGGTATAAGTTTAATGATAATACTTACTCTTTAATATCTCCGTATACAGCCACTATGTTTATACCTAAGCAATTTGGTTATTTTTTAGAAGGTGATGAAGAAAAAACCTACAAAAGTAGTATCGTTGATTTTATGGAGAATTTTGCTCAAGAGATAAAGCTAAAAATTCCTTTTCCAAGTAAAGACCCTTTAAACGATTACAAAATAAAAGAGCTTGATATAATATATAAAGAATCTGATGGCATATCGTTAAAAGTTCTTTCAACACTTGAAGTGAACTCTATACTTGAATCAGAGTATGTTGGGGATGATAATGAGTATACCTTTATATACGAGTCAAAAAAACCTTACAAAACATTACCTGGTAGTGAGGTTACTAGAGTTTATGATAAAGTACCTGTTAAAGCTCAATCTCAAGAAGTTATAAGTAACAGAGTTGTTTACGCTAACTATATAGATAGAAACAACAGCGTTAAATCTATAGACTACTACGCTGTGGCTCAAGAAAAAGATTACGCTAGGTATGATAACACCGCACAATTTCCATACCATACATTAAAACAGTCTAGAACATATCAATTAGGTTTTGTTTTATCTGATATATATGGTAGAACTTCTTCCGTTATATTATCTTCAAAAGATATTAACGCTGGTCAACAAGGTAGAGGTTCTACGCTATTTCACAAATACAAAACATCGTCAGACAACAATCCCGTAGAAAAACCTTTTGGTGATGCTCTTAGAATTATTGTCGAGCAGCCGATTGCAGAGCAATCAGATGGTCAAGACTCAGGTTACCCAGGAACATATGCTGATTCAACTGGTAAATTTTGGAAAATAGAAGACACTACAATTGCTTCTATAAATAACAATACTTACACTATAAACAAAGATTTAACAAGTTTTTTATCCATAGGTGATAAATTGAAAGGAAAGTACAAAGATTACGTAGAGATAACATCTATATCGTATGCTAGCCCTAACACAACTATAGAGACTGATAATCAAATAGCTGATTATTACGCTGAAACACCTAACTCAGGACAAACAGCAATTACTGTTTTTGGTTATAAAATAAATGAATTAGGTTGGTATAGTTACAAATTAGTTGTAAAACAAACCGATCAAGATTATTATAACGTTTATTTACCTGGTATCGTTAACGGTTCTTTTGATGTTAGTAACTCAAATACTGGTCAATCAGCTGTAACAGTGTTAATTAACGATAACATAAACAAAGTGCCTAGAGATTTGTCTGAGGTTGGTCCTCAGCAAAAAAAGTTTAGAAGTAGCGTTAGACTTTTTGGTAGAGTAACACCTGAAACAGGGACGGCATCACCAGCTTATAATAAGCAGTGGTACCCAAGCGCTAGTTCTGACAATGTTTCTGAGATAGCAACGTTTGGTGATTTTGGCTTCACAGATACAACAACGGTTTTTGATGAGCAGTCAAACCCTTTAATTGCTAAAATATCGACAATAAAAAGCGGTACTGAGTCAATAGGTAGTTTACCTATAGGTGATGGGAATTACGAGACTTTTCTAGGTGTTTACGAAACAGTTCCAACAGAAACAAGGCTTGAACTTTTTTACGAGACTAGCACTGCAGGTCTTATAAGTGAGTTAAATAAAGAAGTTGCAAACACAAGTGTAACAGGCGCTACAGGTGTTGTTAACTATTCTTTTAGCCTAAGTGAAAATTCTTCACCTTTTCCTTTTGACTGTACAGATGCTTTTACTTTTATAGACGCTTCTGGTACAGAGCTAGACGAAAACGATATACAAACAACACCTATTATAACAAGTGTAGTTAACGGTGACGGTTTAACATTAACTAACAACCCTTTTTCAATAGTACAAAACAACCCAAGTAATCCTGATGGTACTTTTAAAATACAAACAACTAAGACATTTACATACGTAGAAGGGAGCTCAACAGCTAACAGTTACACTTTTAAAATAAGAGTAAACAGTGGTGGAGTAATTTCTAATATTGTTTTAGAAGGTGCGTTAACAAATTCACAACCTACTAGCCTTAGTATTGTCGATGACCCTATACAGATAACCACAAACGACACTATTGTTCTACCTTTACAAACACCAGGTAAAGAAGTTTTTAAGAACGGTACTAGTATATCAAGCGAAGTAACTGAAGATCTAATATATTCAATTACTAATCAAAGTAAACTACAACCATTACAAGCACCAACAACGGCTTTTTCAATAAGCGCAAACCAACTAGTTGTTAATAGCATAGAAACTTCTACCGATGAGTATTATACCGTAACAATTAGAGCTGAAGACGCTAATGGTATTGATGAAAATTCGTTATTTGTAGATAGAACTTTTAACATTGCTGTAGGAGCTGTTCCAATTAACTATGATATAAGTGATGATAACGGTTACAACCTCGGTTTCGGTCCTGGATGTAGACAGACTCAATTAGACCCTGGTGTATACACGTACCAAAGTGCAGTTGCTTTTATCTTCGGAGCTGTAGGAACCGGGGATAGTGAACAAATACCTGATGATGTGGTATTAGACGATGGTGAGCGGTTAGTGATATCACGTGAAGAAAATCAAGGTTTAACTAACGGAACACTTAGATTTAAATTATTTACCCCCTACCAATGCAACGACGGTTTTTGGCGAGCTGAGCATAAAGTATGGGTTCAGTATAGACAAAACAATACAACACCTTGGTCAGATGCTGAAGCAGACGATGAATCTGTTCCTTGGCCTAGCAATGGTAGAATTATATACTTATATCAACAGAACCAAGCTGGTTTTATAGGTGACTTCTCTACACCTGGAGAATATAGAGTTATAATAAACCCAGAACCAAGTATGAGACAAGACTCACCGTGTAGCGAGTTTAATGGTTGTTATAACCCTTTTTACGAGTGTCAACTTAGATACTGTGACGCTGTTTATAATGATTGTTAATTTTAAAATATATACATAATAAAATATGGCTACAATAGAAGTAAACTACTTTAATTCTTTTATGCTCAACAAATTAGTTGATAACACAAATAACCCTACACCACCAAAATGGTTGGGAGGAAGTCCAAATGCAAATTCAACTAATCATTGGTTTATTGAAGAGTCTAGGATTAGAGGTGGTTACAACAATGTAGAAACAGGATACGGAGTAAAAGCTCACATAGTTGAAGACAACGCAGAATCTCAAACGTTAGGTAACGGTATTATATACTCAGGTCTGTTTAACTCAAGAACTGGTTTTAACGGAACGAATCAATTTCCTGTAGGTGAAGACATAACTAAGTCAGTTGATCCAGCTAAAGGTTCTATACAAAAACTATATGCTGAAGATACTAATTTAGTGTTATTTCAAGAAAACAAAGTTAGTAGAGCGTTGATAGATAAAGACGCTATATACTCAGCTGAAGGCGGTGGTAGTATAACTTCTACTAGACAAGTTATTGGTCAAATAGTTCCGTACGCTGGAGAATATGGTATAAGTAAAGACCCTGGTAGTTTTGCTGTATATGGATATAGAAAATATTTCACAGATAGAAGAAGAAATGCTGTGCTTAGACTTTCTATGGACGGTATAACAGAAATATCTAATTACGGAATGAAAGATTACTTTAGAGATACTTTTAACGACTTAAACAGTAGTTCTGTTGTATTAGGATCTTTCGATACTCATAATAAAGTTTATGTAACTTCTATTCAAAAAACAAAAACATTTACAAACCCAACAAGTGATACAGATACTTATGACACGCTTTGCTTTGATGACAGCGTGAATGGTTGGGTTAGTTTTTTTAGTTTTAAACCAACTCTAATGGGTAGTTTAAGAAATAACTTTTATAGCTTTTACGACGGTAAAATATACAAGCACTATTCTGATACTTCTGATAGAGGTGTTTTCTATGAGGAAGATGATTTGAAGACATCTAGTATTGAATTTGTTTTTAATAGCAATATAAGCATGCCTAAAGTATTTAAAACTATAAACTACGAAGGAAGTAATGGTTGGGAAGTTACAAGTATTAAGTCAGACACAACTGGTACTAGCTACAATGATATTGCCAAACGAATTTATAGTTATGACGAAGGAGCTTACTTAGATAGCGGTGTTCAGTATAGAGCTGGTTTCAATAGAAAAGAAAATAAGTATTTCGCAAACATTGTTAACGACTCACAACCTAGAGGAGCAGAGGTTGTTTATTCAGATTCTATTTCTGGTGTAAAAGGCTTTTTTACTACTGTAACTATAAAGACAGATCAAACTACAAACGTTGGTGGACCTAAAGAATTATTTGCGGTGTCAACTAATTATATAGAATCTTCATATTAAATTAAATATAATGGAATTAAATATACGTAAATTACAAGAATCAGACTGGGAAACATTGGTAAACATGTGGAAAATGTGGCCTGAATGGAAAAAAGCTATACCTACTAAGGAGTTGTTACCTGAGAATGGAACTGGTGGTTTTATAGTTGAGAAAAACAACGTAGCTATAGTAGCTGGTTTCATGTATACGACCAATTCTAAGGTGGCATGGACTGAATGGGTTGTGTCTAATAAAGATTACAGAGAAGATGACAGAAAAGATGCTCTAAAGCTTTTATTGAATGGTATAGAGCACGTAGCTAAAGCTAGTGGTTATAATATAATACTTAGCATAGCTAGAAATAGCGGGTTAATAAATACTTTTAAAGAACTAAAATATACCGTAGACGATAAACCATCGTTTGAGGTTGCAAAAAAAATAAATTAATATGGCAGTAGTATCAGCGGTAACAGCAGGTGTAGCTTTGGTAGGTTCAGCCGCGTCAGCGATCGGAGCGCATCAAGATAAGCAAAAAGCAAAAGGAGCAAAAGCTAGAGCTAACGCAGAGCTTGAAGCTATAAAAGCGTCTAGGCAAGAAATTACAAACCCTTACAGCGAAACAAAAGATCTAAGTAGTATGGCTAAAGATTTGAGTGGTCAAATGAGTAATCCTTTTGAAAACTTAGGTGTTGCAACTCAAGCGGCTGAAATAAAAATGGAGCAAGCTGATATAGCTTTAGCTAATACTCTAGATACCTTAGCAGCTACAGGTGCTTCAGCTGGTGGAGCAACTGCTTTAGCTCAAGCGGCTTTACAATCTAAGAAAGGTGTAGCAGCTAGCATAGAACAACAAGAAGCTCAAAACGAAAAGCTAAGAGCTCAAGGAGAGCAAGCTCTAAACGCTCAAAAAATATCAGAACAACAAAGACTTCAGAGCATAGCTATATCAGAAGGACAAAGAGTTCAAGCTGCGGATGCCGCTGGTAAACAGTTTGAGTTTCAAACTAGGGAAAATAGAACTAATGCTGATTTAGATAGAGCGTCTGGTAAAGTTGCTCAAGCGCAGCAAGATATTGCACAGGCTAGTGCGGCGAAATCATCAGCTATAATGGGTGGGATTAGTGCTGTTGGTAGTATAGGATCAGCTTTCGCGGGAAAGTAGGAGCAGCGCCACCTGCTAAAACTGTCAGTCAAAACTTAAAAGTAACCGGTGTTCAGGATGTTGCTAGTTGGGGTCCAAGCACTGAACTAATTATGCCTTAAAGAATTAAAAAATAAAATGAGTTATAGAAATCCACAAATAATAGTTGATAGATCATCTGAGATATACGCTCAAGGCTTTGCTAAATTAGGACAGCAAGCTGCTGGTATGATTAATAAATACAACGAGCAAAAACGTTTAGAGCAAGAAAGGATAAAAAAGAAAAACGATGCTTTTAAACTTTTACAGAACGAAGTTTCTTTTAAAGCTTACCAAGATGCTGATAAAGTTTACTCAAAAATAAAAGGTAACAGTCTTCTTGATCAGTTTAAAGACCAATACACTAACATGCTTGAAGGTGACGGTGAAAACGAAGGAGCTATTAAAGCACAAACTATTCTAAGAACAAGAGGATCTGACTTAGGTGTTGATGAAAGAAAAAGGTTAAACAAAATCGTCAGTGATGCCAATGCTTACAAAGACTTAATGATTAATTCTGGTGGAGCTATTCAAAACGATATTAACCAGTATACTGAAAACATAACAGCGGAAAATATACAAGGAGATTACGTTTGGAAAGGTGATACCGACGAAGATAGGTTTAACAACATGTTAGCTATGTTTTCATTATCTAACCAAGAAGTTCCTGGTGTGGAGTCTAAAAAAGAGTTAAAAAAAGTAGATGGTGTTAACGTAATTTCTATTACTAGCAAAATAAACACTAAAGATCCTGATTTTATGAAAAAGATGGACGCTTTGGGTTTAAGTAATAAGTTTGAAGTCGATGAAAACGGCTATGCTAACGTTACTTGGAAAAAACCTATTGAAAAATACGGCGATGGCTTGATAGTTGAAACACCTTCAGCTATAGATAAAGTTAAAACATTAGAAACAGCTCAGCTTGTTAAAAATGGACAACCTGTACCTGGTTTAGTACAGCAACAATCTAATATTGTCACTTCTTATTTAAACGGTAAAGAAGTTACTTCCACACGTCAATACTTAGATGAAGATAAAATATCAAAAAACAAAACACTTAACTCTGAATACGAAGCGCACGCTAAAGGTATTTTAACAACTAGTTTATCTGAGCAAAAAGCGTATATGGAGCAAAGGCTTGGTATGGATATATCGCTTAAAGACTGGAAAGAGAAAACACCTGATCAAAAAACAGAACTAATAACATCTGCGTTACAAGCTAACACTATAAATGACTTAGGTTTTGGCAGCTTTGTTCCTAAAGTAGCAGATGAAGCTGATGTGAAGTTTTACAAAGAACAGCTAGGTAAAGACATAGTAGAAGGCCAAGAAATATACGTTAGAACAAACGAGAGTTTTAGAGATATAAAACAAGATAAAGATAAAAAGACTGATAAACAGGTAGACACTTCTTTTATAGATGAACTGGATATACAGCTGTCAGGCGAAAGCCCAGGTAAAGCGGTAGATTTTACTGATCTTGAAAAAATAATAAAAGAAGTAGGTTTTAGAGTTAACAAAGTAGAAGAGGTTGATGGTAAACGAGAAATAACTATAACGAAATCAGTTAAAGGAGCAGATAATTCTGTGACTATAACTGAAGATATGACACCAGATCAAATAAAAAGATTATTAAAAATGGTCGAGACTGGAAGTTTACCACCAAAAACTAAACAAGAAGGTACAGAGGACAACCCATATATCTACAAACCAGAATAATAAAAACAATATAATATGCCTAAGTATAAATTATCAAATGGTAAATACATTTTCGTTGAAGACAAAGATGTACAACACTTTTTAAACTCAAAAAAAGGTGAAGGAGCTGAAGAAGTGCAAGGCCCTGTAGCTTTTGAGCAAGAAGTTAAAATACCTGGTATAAACTTTGATGACTACTTGAAGCCAGCAAAGATACAAGACTCTGCAAGTGTGGATCCAGCTGTGGAGTCAGAAAATATGGGATCCAATTTGGCGGATGGTTCCTTGGAGCAACAAAACGTTATTGATAGTGAGTTTAAAATACCAGAACCTAACGAACAGTTAAGTGAAGAGGAGGTCCAATCTACTCTTGATTATATAGATAACATAGGCAGTGTAAAAGACCCTGTAGCTAAAGATGTTATAACTTTGCTTAATGGCAGTGAATATGACAATAAAAAGAATAGATTTAAAAGAAGTAATAAAGAAGCTAAATTATTTAGACAAGACGCTGTAGAAGTTACAAAAGCTATGCGTCAAATGTATGATGGTTTAGGTTTAGAATTTAACACTAAGCTTGAAGACAGTTTTTTAGGTGATGTTGGTGATATACTGTTTGGGCCAGATGTTGACGAAGACACTGTTGTTGTTACTTTAGGTGACAAAAAAATAAACCTAGAAACAAACACAACTGATGACGATGCTTACATTAGGAATTTAAACAAAATAGAAGATTTAATTGTTAACAATAAAGAATCTCTAAACACGGACCAATGGACGTCAAACATAAACAAAACAATAGAGGATTATAAAAAAATAGAATCTATAGATAAAGCAAGTAAAGAAGCTGAAAAACAAGCTAAAGCTAATTTTGTGGATAATCTTACTCTTTTTGATCCTGTAGAAAAAATTATAACAACACCTGGAGGAATGTATGGTGGTTATAATCAAACTAAAGTAGTAGAATATCCTTATAAAAAAGAAATAGAAGAAGCTAAATCTGTTTTATTAAAACAAAATCCAAACATTGATAAAAGCAAGTTAGAAGAATCAGCTAAAAATATAGTTAGACAAAACCTAGCTGAAGAATTCATTGTAGACGCGAAATATAACGCTAGAGAGCAAGCTATATCAAATGGAGATGTTTCTCAAGAAATGCTTTATACTACCTCTGCATTTTTAACATCTGACAAAGCTAAAAAATATAACGAATCCGCTAAAAAAGCTGATATATCTGAGGGAATAGCAGTTACTTCAAACTCTGCTTTAAACTTAGCTTACAAGTCTTTGACTAGTGGTTTAGATGAAGGTGAAGACTTAGATCTAGTTGAAGCTATAGATGAACTAGGCTTTGATTTTAATTACTCAGACAACACAAAAGTAAAATTAAAAAACGGTAGAGAGGTTAGTAAACAACTCTTCGACTTGTACCCTAAGCTTTTAGAAAAAAATAAAGCTGCTAAAATAAACTTTAACAAATATATAAGTAAAGCAGAAGAAAATGCTGATAGTATAGATGACTTAAACCTATCAATGGAAGCTTCTTCTAAAAACTACGATTTAAGTGAAAAGTATTTAGCTAACATAGGTGTTGGTTTTACTGATTTAGGAGCTGGTTTACTTAGAATAGGAGCTGAAGTACTTAGGTTTGATGGAGATGGCGCTTTAGATGATTTAGGAACTTCTTATTCTGAGTGGTCTCAGGATATTAGAGGATCTTTTGTTAGAGACGTAGCTTTTGACGATGCTTTTAGTAGTGCTGAAAACTTTGGTAAATTTGCAGCTCAAGAAATAACAAACCAAATACCAATACTAGCTACTTTAGCAGCTTCTGGTGGTACTGCAGCTCCATACGTTATTGGAGCTTCTTCAATGGGTAGTAAGCTAAATGATATGTCTTATGAAATAGCTAAAGGTACCGCAGACTATAGTAAGTCCGAAATGTATTTAAAATCACTTGGTTACGGTGTTGCTGAAGGTCTTTTCTCTGCTCTACCTACGTCTAGAATACTTAAGAACACTAAGGCTAGATGGATTAGTGGTTCTAAAACAAAAGGAACGTCTTTGCTAGATGATGGAGTTAAGTCATGGGTTAAAGAAAAAACACCAGGTCTTTTATTAGACACTGGTATGGAAACTTTTGGTGAAGGTTTAACTACGTTGACTCAGAACTTAATAGACGGAAAACCTTGGTATGAAAATATTGATCACGCTGCTTTTTCTGGTTTTGGTTTTTCTTTAGGTATGGGTGGTGTTCCATATGCTAGAGGTTTGTACAATTCTACTTTTTCAACTTACGGTTCAAATAAAACTATAAGAGATAAAAAAAATAGTATAGATGAATTAAGTAAAAGATATAAAGCTTTACCTGACAAAAGAAAAAAAGAAGCTAAAGTAATAAAAAGTGAAATTAAAAAATTATCAGATGAAGTTAATGATGTTATAATTTCTAACGAAAAACTAGTAAACAATCACTTAACATATAAAGGAGCTAACTCTGTATTGAAAATACAAAGAATAAAAGCAGAAGTGCAGAATCAAGCTAACAATATTGTAAAAGATGAAAGCGTTAGTGATGATGTTAAAAACATGCGATTAGCAACTTTAAAACAAAGACTAAGTAAAATAGACGCTATAGAACAAGTAGTATTAAGTGATAGATCTTTCAAAATGAACTTAGTTGAATTTAACGCTTTTAAATTCGAAAATGAAACTAAGTACAACCAATATAAAGAAAAAGCAGAATCTTCCTTAATAGATGAAGGTTTTGATAATCCTAAAAACGAGTTAATAGACAAGAAAGTTCAAGAATACTATTTTGCTGACGAGGTTAGAAAAGACAACTCTGTAAACTCTAAAAAAAGCAGTGCTTTTAACGGTAATTTTAAATCTTTTGAAACTAAGGAAGAGGCTTTAGAATATGTAAATACATTACCTGAAACAGTTGTTAGTAAAGAAGACAAAGCAGAAATTGAAGCAGCTGTAAGAAGCGGAGCTGATGGGTTTGCTGTTAGAGACAAGAGTGTTACTGTAGCTATTGTTGAGAATCAAGTAGCTAATCAAAGAAAACAAACTAGAACTCACGAAGTTGGTCATCAAGCTTTAGAAACTATATTAAACCAAAAAGATAACATTGGAGCTATAGAAGTTATAGCAAATCAAATAAAACACACTTTAAGAAAAACAGATAGAAAACTTTACAATAAATTTGTAAAACAATTTGCTTTCGCTAGTGAAATGAACGATCCCAGAGAGGTTGTGGCTAGGTTCACAGAGCTTGTAGCAGACAATGAAATAACTTTTAGCGAACGTAAGAAAGGTATAGCTGGTTTGTTTGGCGCTATGGTTCAAAAGAAGTTTTCTGACAAGTATGACTTCAACTTTAGAGGTGAAAACGATATGTTCAACTTTGTTGTTGGGTTTGGTAAAAAAATAAAGTCAGGTGAATTTACTACTGAAGACATCAAAGCTGCTAGAGAAAGTGAAGCTGTTAAGACAGCTATAGAGAAAGGTTCTAACGCAGGAGCAAAAACAAACAAACAAACATCTTTTAGTAAATCAGTTGAAGATATACAATCTGAAATAATTGCTTTAGAAGATGAATATGATGAACAGCGTATAGACTACTATGAGTATGAAGGTAAAATGGATGCTTTAGAGGCTCAGTTAGAACAAGCTAGAAAAGCTCCAAAAGAAAAACCAAAAACAACTAAAGCTGTAGCTAAGGTAAATGTTTCTGATATAGAGGATCAAATAGATGCTTTAAACAATGATTTTTATGATGGTGTTATAGATGATATAGAGCATGAGCAAAAGCTAGATATATTAGAAGCAAAATTAAACCAAGCTAAGTTACAAGTATCAAAACCTAAAGAAGCTAAAAAACAGCAAGAAAAAACTGTAAAAGACTCTGTAGAGAAGTTTAAAAAAGAAGTATCAGAAGAAACTATATCTGATAAAAACAAGAACATAGCTAAAATAAACGAGGACATAGCTAACGAAATGCTAGAGCTTGGAGCTAATAAGGTTACAGATATAAAAGACCCTGTAAAGCAAAAAGAAATAATAGACAAGTTAGGTAGAAACAATTTGGGTGCTGTAACAAATCTTACTAAAAAAGCAACCGCCGCTGGCAAGGACTTAGCTATAGACGATAACTTAAAAGTAGGTTACGACGAGTTTTTCTCTGGATTTAGTGAAGAGTTATCAGCATTGATAAAATCTTACAAAGTAGAAGTAGATGGAAAGAAAGTACCTTTTGGTGCTTATATGAATAAGAACTTACCTTTAAGATATGGTCAAATACTTGATAAAGCTTTAAAAGGTAGAATCGAAGGTTCTAAAAGTTTAGATGTTAACTCTGGTGAAAAAGGTTTTGCTGGCACTATTGCTGCTGAAGGATCTGCTGATTTTGACGCTGCAGCTAGCGCTGATAGAGGTTTACCTGCTGGGGAGTTAATAGATGTTACTACTTTTAGAAAAGTAAAAGACAAAATAGAGGATATAAAAGAATCTATAGATTTAACAGATGTTGATGTTGCTGATTTAACATACAGAAAAATACAAGACGATTATTCTGGTGACGTTGGAGCTGAAATAATAGGCTTATGGGATAAAAACGCAAAGCCTGAAAAAGGTCAAGATAGAAACGACTTTCAAAAACTTGCTGAAAGAATAGAAGGTACAAGAACTTTAAACTACGGTAAAGATACTGGTGGTGAAGCTGAAGTTAGAGCTATGCAAGGTTTGTTCTTAGATTATAACGATGCTGTAAAGTTTATAAAAACAATACCTGAATTTAATGTAGCTCCATTTGAAACAACTATAGATAAACAAGGTAGATCTATTGACTTAACTGAAGACGCTAGAGGTTATAGTACTGGTATATCAAATAAACTACTGAAAGAGTTTTATGAACCATACATCGATCCTAAAGCAACTAGCAAAGATAAAGACGTTAAGAAAACAGCTATAACATCTCCTTCTGGTAGAGGTAAAGGTAAAACATCTCAAGTAGCTAAAGTATATAGATTAAAACCTGAGTATAGAGGTAGTATATCTAGACAGACTGTACAGGAGTTACAAAAAACAATAGGTATTACACCTGCTGGTGAAGCTTTTATACCTATGAAAGGTCCAAACAGAACAGAATTTGGTACTGCTTTACAAGGTTTAACTAAAATGTATGCTACTAACGTAGCTAATACTGTTATTAGAAAGAAAATTGTAGATGAAGGTATTACATCTGAAGATAAACCTACAGAAAAAGTACTAGCCGATATAGGTGGCGGTAAGTCTAGAGTTATGTTTAGTAAAAAGAAACAAATTGAAACCGCTTTAAAATATATACCTAATACTGAAGAATTATTCTCAAGGTTTAACACTGAGGAAGCTTTAAAAGGTAGTGACAAAGATTTTAACAAATTTAAAGCAGTTTTCAAAGCTGATGTTAAAGAGTTTTTAAAGTATATACCTTCTGGCTATAGACCTAGTAATTTTGTTGGTATATATTCTACTGATATAATATATAAAAACCTAAGTGATAAGGAAAAAACAATATTTAAAAATAGAGTTGCAGAACTACAAAGTATAGCAAAACAAGAAATGGCTAATAACAATGGTCAAGCTATAGGTTTTAATTCTCCAGCGAATGAAATGGGCTCAACACTACCACAGGTTAAAGAAACTTTTGAGCGTAAAAACATAAAAGAAAAAATAATTAAAAAGAATAAAAAGTACGAAAAAGCTTTTGATGATATGTGGTTAGGTATTTATGAAGCTGTAAAAAACAACCCAAATTTAATACCTATAGCCAGTTTATTTATAGAAGGTGCAGCTTACGACGTTGCTCATCCACATAGAAGAGGAGCTAATTTTATTGGTTACCAAACTAATGTTTCTCCTCAAAAAAATTATAAAGGTATTTATAGAACGTTCGAGTATGAACACGCTGTGCAATCTAACATAATGGCATCTGAACTTTACGAAGCTATGTTTAACCTCAAAGATGTTAGACAGTTTAAAGAGTTTTTGAACATCAGTAAAATGGATTATAAGATGATAGCTTTAGGTGTCTTAGACAATAAAAAGCTAGAAAAAGCTGGTTACAGGTTTAAAATGCCTAAAAACTGGAACAACTGGTGGGACAGGTATTTAAACGAAGAAGTAGCTAAAATAGATGGCGGTATCGATCCTAAGTCTATAATGGTACTGAATAGTAAAAACCAACTAGTAACCTTGTATGAGTTAGCTGGTAACGTAGATTCTTCTGGTAAAAAAGTGTTATTTAGTAAAGGTAGACTTGATACAGAGTTTAATAAAATATTAGAAAATAAAACAGGTATATTAGCTAGTGATAATATATCCGAAGTTAAAGCCAAAATGATAGCTAATAAAAAAAGAAAAATAAATTTCTTTATACCTCCATCAGCTGAAGATTTTGTAGGTTTATTATATGCCACTCTAGGCAAAGGTAGTGTTGGTGATAAGCAAATGAAGTTTTATGATAGAACTTTGCTAAGGCCTTACGCTAGAGCTATGCAAGCTGTAACTAGAGATAGAATAGATTTAGGTAGAGCTTTTAAAAATATTAGAAAAGAATTTAAAGCTACACCTAAAGATCTTAAAAAGAAAGTGCCTAATAGCTTGTTTACTAAAGAGCAAGCTGTAAGAATTTACATATGGGATAGTATAGGTAAAGAAGTTCCAGGTTTAAATGTTGAAGAAGTAAACGAACTAGCTAACTACGTGGCTGATAATAAACAGTTAAAGGATTTTGCTGATCAAGTTATGAGGTTAAACCCAGGTTCTAAATACGCTTCACCTAAAGACACGTGGGTTACGGGCACTATAACGACTGACTTACTTGAAACTCTAAACGAATCAAGAAGAGCTAAGCATTTAGAAAGATGGCAACAAAATGTTGATGAAATATTTTCCACAGAAAACTTAAATAAGTTAGAGGCTGCT